GCCATTATGCACTCCCTCTTGTAAATTCATAAATTACTCTTGCAGTTATTCTAACACCACCATAAGGGTATATTGTTCCCTCATCTGTTGATGCTTCGACTATTTGCGTATCTAAAGCGTTTCCATTTCTAGTTATATCATTATCTAGAGTTTCTTCAACTACTTCTATTAATTGATTTCTTACTGTGTCTATATTGCTTGTTGTTCCTTTACCAAAAGCTACTATAAGAAAGTCAATAGAACCTCTATAACTACCAGCACCAGTATCACCCATGCTAGATGCTTCTCTTGATTCATCTCCTGATTGCACAAATAAAGCTGGGAACTGTGCATCTGATAGTTCTTCTACTTCAAAAGGTTCTCTAGTTATCTTTTTAAATTCTATAGGGCTAGTTACTGCATCAAGTTTAGTAATGATATCACTAGCTATGTTTTCTCTTTTACTCATATCTTCAATGCTTTGAAATAGGTTGATGCAAACTCTTGCCTTATTTTATCTTCTTCTTTGTTTCCAATAGAAAAGAATGGTCTTACTGTTTTCTTTTTTCCAACTCCAAATATATCGTGATATGATGCTTTTTTATTTTGATCTTGACCTCTAAAAAATAAAGAACTTCTTAATCCTTTAATTTCATAAGTTAGACTTCTAAACATTTGTTTTGAATCGGTTAAATCTACAAAACCAGTCTGTCTACCTCTTTTCTTTCTGTTTTTAACTGTAGATTTTGCATAAGGAATCATTTTTCCTCCGTCTGGTAAATTTCCACTCTGAGTTCTTTTAGTAATCATAAATACTGCCATATTAGAAACTTTATTTAATGCCTTTTCAATTACTGGCTGTTGTTTTCTAGTTATTCTTTTTAGTTCGTTTACAACATTAATGCTATTAACTTTTACTTTTACTTCCATTATCTCACTAATCTTAAATGATGAATTGGTTCTTTTTCTGAATCACTAACTGAGCCTGAACTATCCTCATCATACTCCACACCATCTCTTAGTATAGCTTGAAATTCTTCTTCATATCTTTCTCTATAGAAATCTATTTGTACTTGGAATGTATCTTTTCCCTCTCCAGTATCAGGGTCTCGCCATTTAGTTAATATAGGGTATACATATTTCCATAGTGCTAAATATACTACTGATTGTGTCCATTGTGCGTTTGTTAGTTTGCTGTTAGTAATTTCAACTGATGTTACTTTTGTAATATCTTTGTATCTAACTTGATGTCTATATCTTTCCCACCATTCCTCTCTAATTCTTCTTAGTACATCATTTTCTGCAAATTGTAACTGGTCGCCAAAATCAGCAATACCAAAACCTAATATATCAGGCTGTATCTTTTGCAAGTTTGTGTTTGCTACAGCAAATTCAGTCGTAGCCATTATTTAGCTTTCTTTTTTGGTTTTGCTTTTGGTTTTTCTGCAACTGGTTCAGCTTTTTTCTTTTCTGGTGCATCTGAAACTAATTTAAAACCTCTGGTTTCATACCTTGTTATATTATATTCGTAATCGGTTTTTGTTCTTACAATTACTTTTCCATCTCTTTCTAATTTTACTGTACTCATTTTAATCTCCTAATGAAAAGGGGTGGTTTCCCACCCCCTTAAATTTAGTTAATAACAGATTCGTTAAGCATTTCAATGCCATAACTATCATGAAGTTCACCAACTCCATAAACTGCTGTAGCTACTATCTCGTCTGCTCTTAAAGACGCATCTCTTTGAGTTTCTAGCTTGATATCTTGCATCATTGCTAAACCTAAAGCATCTTGAGAGAATATACCACCTTTACAATTATCTGTGTCAGTTGTGCCATCTACATTTGAAGATTCAAAGATTTGAACACCAGCTATAGTTCCTATGAAACCAGTTCTCATAGCTTCATTTTGTAGATCACCACCATTAGGATTTACAAAAGTATTCGTTAATGATTTCTTAACATTATAAATAACTTTTGGATTAAAAACACCATAATAAGGTGCTGGTACTTTAGCTTGTCTTAGTGTTGCAACTGCTTTAAATATATTATCTATAGTTAATTCAGTTCCACCACCACCTATGCTAGTAGAAAATCCATCAAATAAAGCTATCAAATCTTGATCCATCTTTGTTGCAATAGCTTCACCGAATAATTTACCAATATCTCCAGCAACATTTCTTGATGCTGAGTTTCTTGCCAAGTCAGTAAGTGTTGTCATAACACCTTTTTCTGAAGCTGTAATAGTTACAGATGTTGGGTTTACTGCTGTGTTTGATAGGTCAGTTGCTTCATTAACTGCTGATGCTGATACAGTTCCGTAAATAGGTACTTCTACTGATTTACCTCCACCAGCTATAGTGTAGTTTCTAACCAAATTTCTCATTATTGATTGCTCATTAGCTACAAATAATGCTTCTGCTACTATCTCAGTATAGAGTTCTGATATAGTACTACTTGTTGTTTCGTTTGCCATGTTAACTCCTTTAAATTAAAAAAAAAATTATGAATTAATCACTCTAGGCTGAGAGTTTTTCTTTTGCTTCCATTTTGCATATTTCTCTCTGTCTTTAGGATTACTCATATCTAAATCCTCAATTTTAAAACTGGAGTTGAGTTCCCCTCTATCCACATTTGACACTGAGCCACTGCCACTTGGGGTAGCAGAAACAAAGTGTGGGTTCTGTGTTAAAAACTCTTGCACTAATTCATCAGTAGTCAAAAGCTCCCCTTTACTGTTATATCTGGCTAATCCGTTTTTGTCCAGTATTTCTACATTGCCAGATTCATTTAATTTTATATCTCTATTTAATAGCTCTACCACTTGGTCAGGGTTTATAGCTTTGTTCTTTGAAGCTGATGATAATAAAGATTTGTTTATTTTTATATCTTTGAGTTGTACTTCTAAATTAGTTTTTTCTTTGTTCCATTCTTGCGTCTTAGTTTTAAGTATCTCCTCAAACTCACCCTTCTGAATTTTTTGTTTCTCTTCTATTTCTTTTTGTGCCTTAACTATATTAATAGCTGAATCTAAATCATCAACACCTATTTTTTTGTTTATTGTTTGACGTTCCTTATGCAACCTTCTCTCTACTATCTCATTTAGTTCCTCTTGGCTAAAGGTTCTAGCATTAGGTTTTTCTGTTACTTCAGGTGTTTGCACTTCTTCATTAACTTGCGTAGTTTGTTCTACTTTGTTTTCTTCCATTTGTTTATCCATGTGTATATTCTCCAGTTGTAATTTATTTATAGCAAAGTTTTATTTAAAAATCTATATTTTAGTATTTTTTGCTAATTTTAATTCTTTGACTTTGTTGTTTGTTTGTATTGCTTCTGCTATCATTTCTATTTTTTCATCTGGGTTTCTTGTAGCTACTATAGGAAACTCCTCTCCAAATATTTCTTCATACAAATTATAAAAATCTATTGATGTTCTTGCTTTTAGTAATTTATCTAATCTTTCTTTTTCTGATAATGCCATTATATCCTCTATATTTTTTCTAATACTTCTAATCTTTTTTCAAATTCTTTTACTGTGTTTGGTATAATTTCTTTTGCAAGTGCATAAGCCTTTTTATCGTGCCTAATAGAAAATAAGTTAGCAAAAGTTTCTACCTCTATGTTACCTTTTTTTCTATAATAATTAACTCCATGCCCCCAAGTATGGTATGTTGTTTGAAAAGTACCCCTCATTAAAGCATCAATTATATCACTTACTTCTCCAAATCCATCTCCATTTAAAAATGTTTCGTCATATTGATATATTAACATATCTGGTTTTCTCTTATCATATACTTTTTTAGTTTTTCTAGTTCCAATTTTTGCAAATAATTTATCTGCAACATCTCCTTTTCCCTCATACCTAATTTTAAAGTCATCATACTTATCTCCAAATAATTTTTTTCTATCTTTTTTTATAGCATCTATAAAACCTTGATTAGATTCTGACCAAGCAATATTCCTACTTTTGTTAGATACATAGTCTATATGGTGTCCATATTCGTGTGCTATTACATAACTTCTTACGTTATTGTCTTTTGCATTTAATCCAGCTCTTAATTCTTGGTTATTAGCATAATAAATTCCATTCTTTGTGTTTTTTACTACTTGTGGTTTATCTAACTTATTAACTATAATTTTTTGTTGATCAGTTAATTGAGAATTAAAATCTTTATCATAATCTTTTCTTGTTGCTTTACTTCCTCTATTTAATAATGCTCCTATAGATATATCAGATATTAATGATTGTCTTGTAGGTGGTGGTGTTTCTTCTATTACTTCTTCTGGTGGTACTTCATCTACTGTTTCTTCTAGCCATGCTGGGTCTGTGGGAATCCAAGTATGTCTGCATCTATAACCACCTCTAACTATAAATGGGTCGCCAGTCGATTTACCAGCCCAAGACCTATTGTTCCAAGTATCTCTAATTTGTTCTTCAGTTAGTGTTTTACCTAACATACTAACGCAGAAATCTCTACTATCTCGCACCAGTGTTCCAGTGTAAGTAAAATGATTTAATCCACTTTCTTTTGCTTTTGCTATAGTAAACTGACCATGAAACTGCATAACACTATCATGGGCTATCTGACCAGCATATCTTCTTAAATTATTACCAGCCCTATCACTAGCATACTGTGTGTGTAGTTTTCTAACAGCATCTTCTACTTGTAATTTCTTTGCACTATTAAATTTGTTTTCATTAACAAAATCAACCAACTCATTTATTTCTCTTTGATTTGATTGTTTATATACTCCATTAATATGTGATCTAATATTAGTAACCATATCATCATAAGGTCTACCAGCTATAGTGCTTTGATATAACTCATCATTAATTACTTTGATAAACCTTTCGCCTATATCTTCAAACCCTGAATAGCTTTGAAACTTTAGTGCATTAATAGTAGATAGGTTAGCTTCTGTAAGACTTTTAAACTTATTTGGAATAGGCATTTCTCCAAACTCATCTAGTACCTCTTTTGCTATTTTGTTGTATTCCTCATTAATAATTAGATCAGCTTCATTAAGAAAATTGTTTTCTATTGCTTGTCTAATCTTTGGTTGTAGTTGTATTGCTAATCTTTGTGATACCAGTTGACCATTAGTTGATCTGGTTACTTCTTTTATAATATCTTCTTCTAGCTTGTATAATACATTGATTATACGTTGTTCATGTTGATCAGCTAGTTTTTCTAATACTCTTGACATAGTTTATAAAGGGAAGTTCTTTTTCCATGCTCTAATTGACCAGTATGCTGGTGATAGTGTCTTTTGCCCTTTTACCTCTTTTAATACACCACCCATTCTAGCAAGAAATGATTTTTGCCTAGCTGGTATGTTCTTCTTGATGCTCATACCTCTAGCACCAAATGTAACTTTCTTAACTCTACCACTAGACTTATCTTTTACATAAACACCAAACTTTTTTCTTTTAGATTCCGTTGTAGATAATCTATAAGGTTTGTTTAGTTTTACTTGTTTACCTCTGTACTCTGCCATGTTATTTTTTTTTCCTTTTAGATGCTCTGGTTATAATATCTCTATCAAATGTTCCTGATTTACCTCTGCTTATTAGTTTGTTTACTCTAGCCATAGCCCATGCGTTCATTGGTATTCTAGGTCTACTACCACTAGATAGAAACGCACCTTGCCCTCTACGAAAACTAGCCTTGAGGTCAGCTAGATTAAATAATTTAGACTTCTTAGCTTTTGTTTTAAGTGTTTTGATTGTTGATGCTGATAAAGGTTTTCTTTTTACTGCCATTATACCCTCGTTCTTCTTCTTAATAATGCTCTAGGTATTCTTGCACCACTCTTATACAAGTCGCTAACTTGTTTAATTAAACTAGCCCTTTTAGTACGTTTAGAACCTTTTAACCCTGATAAATACTTTTTAGGTATCTTGGTCTTTTTATCTTTAGGAACTCGCTTCTTCTTCCGTTTCGCCAACTGTTACTCCTTCTACATTTGTGGTTTGAAACTGACCTCTAACTGCTCTTGAGTTATCAATTTCTTCATTAATAGTTTTGATCTTATCATTATCATCTATGACTGTATCTGCTATTTGTTTATCTATTTCTTTGTTAAATGTTTCTGATTTTACACCACTTGCTTTAGCCATTTGTAAGTATTGCATATCATTAGCCCAATCTCTTATATCAAAAGTATCTGGGTAATTAATAGAACCATCAAACTCTTTATCTAACCATCTAGCAAACAATGACCAGATATGTTCTTCTGCATTTTCTAAGTAATCTGCTTTCTCTGATAATCTTGCATTAAGTAATTGAAACTCTGTTTGCAATGCTATTCCACTAGCTATCTGTCCACTAGTAGCCCTTACTGAACCCATGTGCGTTATTCTATCAATAGCATCTACTTTGTTTTGTATACACTTCATAATACCATCTAGGTTTTGTCCACTAGGTTGAATGATGTAAGGTTTTAAAGCAGAATCTAAATCTTCAGGTATTTCTATAATAGAACCAGCCCCAGCACTAGCTTCTACATTAGGGGTTTTAACTAAACTGGGGTGGTTTGCTAATCGTATCAACTGTTCTTTTTCTGAGTAATCGTTGTAGATAGATTGTTGTAAGTAAGCAACATCTGATAAATCACTTATACCTATTGGTCTTTTATTTCCTCTTAGGTTGTAAACATTAACTGCTGGAATAACTCCTATTGGGTTAGGTATTTCTTCTAGTAGTTTTGATTCACCATCTGCATATTCTTTTTCATATTCTTCTACCTCATAAGTTCTTATTGTTTCTTCAGTAAATACTTTTAATATTGCTCTCTCTGAATTTATATCTTCTACAATAACTAAATAATCTAAATAGAACCTTCCACTATTTGCCCTTTTATAACTCCAGTTAACAATATTCTCTGGAGTATATATTGAAACATAAGGTCTAATATCTTGAGCCAGTTCTTCTGCTCTAGTCTTTGCATTGCTTTGAGGTTTATCTACAATAACCCAACAGTTACCATAAATAGATGCGTTCATCTGAACTTCTCTCATAATAGTATTGAAGCTTCTACCATCAAGGTCTGCATCTTTTATAAAGGATTGTAATTGTATATCACCATCTAGGCTTCCATAATCTCTAGTCGGTGAAACTCTCCATAAAAAGCTAGTGTATATTTGCACCACGTTTTTACAATGGTTGTCTAATGGGGTATGTCTTATTCTTGCATCATACTCCTCTGGTGATTCTAATATATATCTATGTAAGTAATATCCATTTTTATAATCATTTCCTCCAAGATAACTACGAATATAAAACTCCCAGTTCTCTATGTTGGATTGCCATAAATGATGTTTCTCTTGTAATTCTTCTCTGTTCATTAACTCCACCTCTTTTGGTCAGTTGGTTTAAAGTTTCTCCTTATAGGATAATTATACTCTATCAAATACCCTAATGCGTCATTCATATGGTCGTATCCACTATCTTTATCTGGCACGTGAGTGCCTTCTTTATAAATTTGTCGCTCTATACTCTTTATCACATTTTTACAAGTATGCAAAATAAATAAACTACTTTTACCAGCAACATTTTTTAGCTTTGAGTTTACTGCGTTTATTCTATCTCTTACCAATGGTGCTGTATTTCTACATCTAACATCAAAGCCAAAGTTTTTTAATATAGATAAATCTGTTTGTCCCCCAGCAGATGTTTTCCTTTGTCTAGCACTAGGGTCAGGATAAACAACAATATTTTTATTCTTATACCTTGTTTTTATTTCTTCACACATTTCATTCGTATTAGAGGAATATATTTGTATCTCATCTATTACCATAACTTTATCATTCTCTATTATTGATACAACTGCACACATGGGGTCTACGTTAAAGTCTAATCCTATATGCAAAAATAAACTATTATCCTTGTATCTATCTATTATATTTTTTTCCCTATTAAAGTTATAGTATATCATTCCTGAGTAATTTACAAAGGTTGCTTCATATTCTTGTTGGAATGTTCTCAAATCTAAATCTTGCTTTGCTTGTTCTATTTCTTCTTCACTAACTTGCTGACCTTCTAATGTTGTGTATTTGAAACTCTCCCAGTCTTTGTTTGTTTCTCCCATCTTAAATAACTCATAACTCCAGTTACCGAAACCTCTAGGACTACCACAGAAGAAAGCAGAGCCTTCAGTATCAGATAATGTTGGTCTTAATACTTCATACCAAACTGTTTTGTTTATATCTGAGAACTCATCACATACTAAGAAATCTAAACCGACTCCTCTTAAAGAGTTTTCATTATCGCTTCCTCTTAATGTTATCTGCGTGTTGTTTCTTAGTGTAATAGTTAAGTCGCTATGGTTGATTGATTTAACCCACTTATGTTCTATCATCTTTTCTTTTAATACACTCCAACATATTGCTTTAGCTTGTCTATAACTGGGTGCAACATACCATACTCTTTTATTAGGTTGACTTGAGAACTTTGCTATCTCATTTATAGCTAAATATGTTTTACCAAATCTTCTACCAGTTATTAATACTCTAAACCTTGCATCAGAACTAATTACTTTTTTCTGTGGTTCAGTTAATGGCATTATACCTCATTACCCCAACAATCCCAGCCTTCTACTTTCTGTCTAGCAAATAATTCTATTCTTGGTAAATCTCCACACAACTTAACTATTCTATCTCTTACTTCTGCTGGTTTTTTACTATGTTCTTGGACTGGTTCATAAACAATTTGATGAACTCCCCTTGATTGTCGTTCTATAGTTCCTTTTTTAGCTATTAAACATAATTCAGCGTTAGACCTAGTCCAATATCCTAAACCCCAGAAAGCATCAAACTTTTCATCATTAACAAAACTTAATTGATTTTTATTATGGTTCTTATTAGCTTTTACCCATACAAAACCACAAGTTGAGTATTTAAAACCCCAACTATCAATAATATTAAAACTTTGATAAAGTATAGGAAAAGTAACCCACATAAACAATATACAGTTATCATTGCTTATATCTTTAACTGGTAAATTACTAATCCATTCTATATCCTGACATTCATAATAATTATCAGCACTTTTTTCCTTTCCTTTATCTGAATATGTTTCAAAAGACCAAGGGGGGTCTGCATATATAATATTATACTCCTTATCTGGAAAAGGTATCATCAATCATTATTCCAAACTAATGGTTCTTCTACTTGGTTCTCTTCTAATCTATCTTGCTGACCTAATAAGTTCTTACCTAAGAATATTTGCATGGTTACATTTCCGTTTTCTGCTGACTTCCATTGCAGTTGTCTTAACCTCATTTTTTGTTCTGCTCTTCCTTTTCTCAGGAATTCCGAATAACTCTTTTCAAGTAAGTCTGCTGAACACCCAAAGAAATCACCCATTTCCTTATTGGTACAGCCTAATTTAGCTAACTTTTGTAGTTGCTCTGTGTCTATGTGATACTTTTTTGGTCGTGCCATTCCTAATTACCCTATAGTTCGGTAATATAAACCTAGCACAATATAATTATTATTCAACTATTTCACTCTCTGTTTCTTTATCTATAATAAAGTCTATGTATTGTTTAGCTTTCTTTAGGTCTTCTATTCCCCCTTTATATCTCCATCTAGTGATATATTTGATTACGTTTCCTTCACAGTAAGATAGGTTATTTTTTGTAATATAGTCTATTGGTTCTATACCACCTTTATTGTAATGATCTGGTTTTTTTATATTATCCATCATTTACCCTAAATATATCTTGATAAATAAGATTAATTATTTTCTCATATTCTTTTTGTTCATATTTATCTATATCTATTTCTGATACTAACTTTTTAAACAACTCTATTTTCTTTACATTTTCCATATTGTTTTATCCTCAATAGTTTTCATTAAACAGTTTGAGCAAACGTATTTATTTGCATTATCTACTTTAATAATTGGATTACCAGCACACTTAGTACAAAACATATATTTTCCAGTTGAAAATTTTGTTATTTTCTTTTTAGTTTTCTTATCTTCTTTTTGTTTTTTAGACATACTGTAAAATGTTAAATCTTCTTTATTTCTGTCATTTTTAAATCTATCTGCCATTTGTAGCTCCTTTTCTTCTAATATATAATAATTCAAGGCATTTAAATTGCCATACAGTAGGGGTAAAGCATAATTGTCTATGTTTGTACCCCTTTATCATTTAAAGTCTATTACCCATGTTTAAATACTTAATTGCTTCTTCTCTCGTGAACTCACCTTCTTTGATTGCTCTTTGAACATCTGGAAAGTGTTGGTTAGCAAAACTTGTAACGAATGAACTTTGTTCTTTATCTTCTATAGCTTGTTTTAAAACCTTTAGCCTTAGAGGATATACTTCAGTAGTATTGCTTTGTTTAGCTACCTCATCTTCATACTTCTTAGCTGATAACCAAAAACCAACCTGTTTACAGAATTTTTTATCTTCAATGCTATGGTAATAATTATTATACATTTCAGCTAATTCTTCTGGTTTATCTTTCCATTCTGCATCTAAAGATTTAAAGTTTTTCTCTGCTATACCCTTACTTACTTTATTAGATATTAAATTCCAAAATAAAGGGAAATTATCCTTTTTCTTGGTTTTAGGTTTAATGGTAGGGGTAGTGGTTAGGGTAGGGGGGTTTTGGCTAGGTTTTTTTGGTCTACCACCAAGCCTTCCATTTATCTTAGATGCTTCTATTCTATTAGTGATAAACAAGTATTCTTGCAGTTGTCTTTCATTTTGGTAATGATCGCTTACTTCTACAAAAAATTCTTTAATTACTTCATCACATGATTTCTTTTCTGCATCTGTAATGCAATTTGCTATCCTATAGTGGCTGTTGGGGTCTAATGGTATACCAGAACATCTTTTGTTCCAATTCCAACACAACAAGCGAATATACACTCCTATTTGCTCATTTGTTAGATGTTGTGTACCAGCCACGAAATCTTCTGTGAATAAATACCATGCTTTTAGTTTTTCTTGGGGTTTACTTGATTTATTTATAAACATTTTTTTTCCTCGTTATTGTATTAATAAAACCTAAAATTTATATTTGGTAAAGGAGTAATTAATACCCCCAAACCTCAACTCTAGCTTTGTGTACTGCTTCCTCTCTCCATATCCAGTCGTCAGGGTTAGGAATCAGCAAGTTTTTAACATCATCTAATGTATCTACCTTTTGCAAAAATGAACCCATAACCTTGACAATATGATTACAAATTTTCATGGGTTTACTATAATCATCTACACTAAACTCATAAAATTCAGTACCAGATTTTTTGCATACTAAATACCATAGTTTTTGATTAGCATTAGTCCCTTTATTGTAGATAGCTTGTTGCATAGCATGAGCATAAGATATGCCCTGAGGCTTTCTCAAAGTAGTCTTTAAATCTATATAGAACTCCTCTTTAGTAGTTTTATCCTCAAATTGAAAATCGGTATATCCTACTAATGGTATTCCTTCTATATCCATTTCTACTTTGTTTTGATAACCTATTAAATCCCATTTAAAAGCATAATTAGTTAGCCTTTGTACTCCTTCATTAAATAATGGAATTAGATTTTCTCTTTCACTTGCAACCTTATCACCAGTTAAACCAGTACAACCTTCATCATACTCATCAAGCATTTTCTCTATTGCTTCTGTCTGATCAGTTCCGTTTAACCAAAGGTTTAAAGCAGATTCCACAACTGTTCCTCTTTGCATAGCTGGGTTAGAATCAAATTGATAACCAAATATTCTCCTTAATGCCCACCTTTCTCTATTAAAAGCAAACTCAGTTAATTGGCTAAATGATAATGGTAACAAGTTTTTCTTATTATCATTGTCAAACTTTTTAAAATGCTCTATCATATTAGCCCCACAAATTGTATAGCTATGCCAAATATAATAACTCCTATAAAGAATTTTATATAATCATTCATTGCTATCTCCTTCTAAAGAATACTCAGCAAACGTCTTGCCTTTTTTAGTAATATTTTTAGTGGTTATATTATGCCCTTCTTTTCTTAGATTATAAATTCTTGCACTTAACCGAAAGCAATCGAATCTATGTAAGGCTTCTAGTGGTGTTATAGATTTCCCCTCTTTAAGGAAATCTAATATTCTTTGGTTTTGTGTTTCACTCATAACATACTCCTTTCTATTAAATGTTGTGCTTGAGCATTTGTACTTCATTGATGGATTTGGTTCTTAAATCCTCTCTGAAGGTCTTGAAGGATTCAAACCTAATTTTAGATTTGTTCCTCTTTCTTAATATGTTGCTAAATCTTTCAACATAATCTTTATATCTTTTATCCGAAAAGATATGTGCTTGTAATTCACTTGTATTTTTATACTTTATATTTTGTGAATAGTGTAGTGTTAGTTCAGAAACTATCAATTTTTCCTCTTTTTTAATAATCTCCAAAGCTGTATCGTTATCACTATATTCTAAACCCAGTTTTTCTTGCTGATGTGATAATACGTTAGGGTCGAATTGTATAGCATATATATCTGTCATTATTTTATCCTCAATATTTTATGAACAAACCATTTGATTGATCTTTTAATTCTATCTATAAAATAAACATTAATAATATGCTTCATAATCCTCACAAATATTAGTATTGGTGATGTCAAAACATCTGCAAGTAATATAAAAGCATCTACTAATAGATCGATAATATTGTCAGTGGTACATAATTTTTTCCACTTTTGTTTTATTCTAGTTCTAAAAGACATACTACTTAGTAACTCCCTCAAAACACTGTTTACAATAGTATTTAAATTTTTCATAATACATAGCCTGATTAGAACAGAAGGAACAGTTTTTTAGCATAATTAATTTCTTCCAGTGTTGAGAGGTTGAATCTTTTTGTATTGGTTTTTTTCTAGCCATTTTTCTGCTTTAACTCTTTTGTATAAAAATTATTTTCTTCTACTGTTCTTACAATAAAACCTTTATATAATAAACTCCATATTCTTCCTTCAACTTCATGTTTAGTTGGTCTTTTATCAAATTCCATCTGATAATTAATTACATATTTATTTTTTTGCTCACTCATAAACTGCCTCTTTAATAAAAATTTTTTCTTTAAGTATTTTTTTAAATTCTTCATTAACTGCTTTGTTTTTATGTGCAAGGGTATGGCATGATCTACATACTGCAAATAAGTTATCAATTTTATTTAATCTGTTGTTTTTTACACCACCCATGCCCTTAGATATCAAATGGTGTATATCAACTGCTACTGCTTGATTACAGCCCCAGCACATGGGAATATCGCTCTCACAATATCCCCAGTATCTACCGAACAATTTTTTATAATCTTTCATTAACCAAAATGTTTGTTAAAAGATTCAACTGCTTTCTGGGTAATAATATCTATTTTTTCTTCTGAGAAATTACCCCCACCCATTGCTCTGCCAACTACACCAGTAACAAAGATTAACTTATCTTTATTAGTATCAGGTTTTCTTGATGGTGCTTGTTGAGGACTACTTGCTGGAACTTGTTGCCCATCTTCAGTCAGTACTACTAACTTTTCTACATTGATATACGGATTACCATTTGAAGATGTTTTTTGATTAATAACATCATATCCTATTTTAGCACCTGATGAGGGCATAGGGTTTAATAGTTCTCTACAATAAAGTCTTTTACCATCTACTAAATCTATTGCAAAATTACTTATAAATACCCCCTTATCATTAGTTGCACTATTGTCGTAAATCTTATCTATTATTCCTTCTACTTTCATAATTATCTCCTTTTATTATTATTTATTTAGTTAATTAGGGATTAATGACTGAATAGCCACGACCTGTCAGACAATTATTAATAAAATCTTTTCTTGTGTCTAACTTGGGTGTAAGCCATAAAGTCTTAATCCTTAGTATATTATTATATACTATCTTACCAGCATCTACTATGACATTTGTTTGATCTTTAACTAAAGCCACACAAGTATAATAGTCATCATGAAAACGGTTGTGATCGCCTTCTATACTGGCTGACGATTTACCTCTTGAGTCTACTATTGGTTTAGTGCTACAACCTGATAAACAGATTAATAGTAGACCTAGAAAGCAAATTAGTAATATTTTGAAACGCAAATTTGTATTCCAAAATGTATATTTTTTTGGAGTAGCTTTTAAAATATGTCTTT